ATGGTTCTTTAATCTCATTGTAGTAATCAGTCCACAGTTCGCTATCTGCTAACCAATCATTATGTGTATCTAATACACGATGCAATGAATGTAGTTTGTTTGTCTCCTTTGTAGATCTTAGGCAATTAGTGTCTAGACTTCTTGTTTCTACAACATATTCACACCATGCTTGGAGAACACTTTGAACACCTGTTTTAGCAATAAGATCTACAATCTGGACATTGATTACTGATCTATCAGATAACGAACCTCTACCTTCTTGCTTAGAAGATACCTGTTGTCTAAGGGAAGGACTTGCAACTAGAAGATCTATAAATGCAATTAACTCATTAAGCATTTTTTTTAATCTTCTTCTGCAATGCGGACAAGCACCTTTCTCACTTACCCCTCTACAACTAAGGCATTTATCCATTTTTCTTTCTTAGCCTTTCCATTAACAATTTAACTTCTTCTGGTGGACCTTTTCTCTGGTGATTATTGATGGTTATATGATGATTAGGGTGGCCACCAGCTTGGCCTCTACCGCTGGCCATAGCTGTGACCTCAGCCGCAGGACGTTCAGAGTCGTCATCATGCGTGGACAGGACATCAGTGACCTGCGGCTTTCTGTATAACAATCTGTAACGATTATTAGAAATACCAGCTCTGGAATGCTGTTCTATGAATAAATAGTTATCAGCAATCATTTGGTGAATGATTCTACGGATCTGCCTAACGCTGATCTTGCACTTATCTGCCAAATACTGTTGACTTGGCCAACAAATACCTTGGTCGTCACAATGATCTGCCAATGCTAAATGGACAATTAAAGCATTTCCATTGTAGGGAGAGTTTTCCCATACATAGGTCATAGCTTTAACTGACATTAGAACACCGCTTCTGTAGGATCCCAAGCAACTGGATCTGAATTCTTAGTTCTTGATGTGCCATGATATTTTTGCACCACAATTTGCTTAGCAATAGTATCAACCAGAACCTCATATGACGAGCGCTTATTTCCGTCTTTGTCAATCCATGTCGTTTGCTTAATTGTGCCTGTAATAGTCACCAGATCGCCTCGTTTGATGTTATCTACAAGAGCCTCCGCATAACCTCCAAAGGCTTTGCATTCCCACCAACTTGTGTCTGCATCTACCCATTCATCATTAACTTTCTTTCGTGTATTTGACACTACACTAAATGGAACATAAGCTTTACCTTGTTGTGTAAACTTAATGTCCATATCTTTACCAACGCGACCTTTGATTGTTATTGCTGCACTCATTTTTGCTCCTTTATTTGTCGGACTAGATCTTTGATGTCTTTATTTTTCATGCCACCCCATACTCCATACACTGGCCAATGTTTTATTGCATATCCAAGACAATTCATTTGTACTGGACAATTTTGGCATATACTTAGAGCTGCTCTTTGTTCTAAATTGGTTGGATGTTCGCTATCTGGAAAAAACCAATCAGGATCAATGCTTGGATCAGTGCAATTGGCATCTTTCATCCACGCGGCTGATTCTACCTTGAACTCTAAATCTCTTATTGTCACAAATAACCTGCTTCTTTGAGTAATTGGATCATTATGCTTACTGGAACACATGCTGGCCAATTCTCAATGTCGGCTTCACCTTGTCCATTCTGTCTTAACACAGCGATGGGGATTACGCCTTCTTTTATTCTTTTTGCTTGTTGTTTCATTGCTGATTTAGGATCAAAGTCTGCTCTAGCCTTTAGTTCCCAATCAACACCGATAACTCCTTTTATATCCGTTCCTGCCGCCGATGAACTACTAGCTTCTGCATAAATCCAGCCTTGACGTTTAAGATACTCAGCAAAGATCAATTCAGTTTCTCGACCTCTACGTTTTCTAGAAAGGTTTGTCATTCTTTGCCTCCCCATCCGTCACCTTTGAAAATAGCGGGTATAACGGTAAAAATCTTTTGCATAACCTCGCCACAATCACATCTAGGACCGTGCTCTGATACTGAGTGGCTGACTTCAACAGTGATTCCACATCTTTGGCATTTGTAGTCATAAGTTGGCATTACTTATCCCAGGAATTCTTTAACCAACCTGTTTTAAGAGCTTCTGCAGGGTTAGTCGTAATCCAAAAATGGCAGTTATGGCAAAGTGCACGGCAATTTTCAACTTCTAAAATAGATCCACCTCGTGCCCTGCTTTTGACTTCATGCACTTCCTCTGATGCTTTTACATGACAACGTTGGCACATTGGATAAGTTTCTAGCATATATCTCACTAGAATTCGTCTTTGAATGTACTTATTTGCCATTTTTTTACTTCTCGCTCTCATGTATATTGACCGACACCTTCTGCACTAAACTGTTGTCTAATTGCGGCTGAAAGTGATTGCCCAATAGATATTTGAGATCTTAAAGTGTTTATCCGTTCTTTAATTGCTCTTACCTCTGCTTCTGCAATTTCCATTGCTAAACGTAAATCAGCACAAGCTAAAATTGCTTCTTGTCTTCTGACGTCCATTGATCCATTTGATTGAAGGAAAGATCTTGCATATGCAACTTCATATGAACCTTTTGCTTTAACTGCTTTATCGTCACTAATAGCAATTTCATCTGTTGCAGAGTCTAACATACGAGAAAGTTCGCTAAGTCGCTTGACTACTTCAGCTTGATTAGGCAACACGGCGTTTTCCTTTCTGCTTTGCTTTACAATCAATGCAAAAATGAGGATTACCCATAAGTTTATCTAAAGCATAGAGATAAGTCCATGCTCCGCATGCTTCACATCTAGCAACTGGCTCAGTCATTGATTTTACCTGCCAAGAATCTTTCAAAGCGAGTTAAATGATCTGGAATGTTGCCTTTTAGTATAGATCTAGCAGTGTGACTGATCTCGCCAATTGTATTTCCAGTCCACATTGGTTCGTAATCCTTAAATGAGCCATTAAAATATGCCTTAATCCATTGAGCTTGTGGAATGTGTTCATCGTAAATGTGTAAACTACCTACAACATGTACATATTGACCCATTTCAACATCTAAAGCTTTGGCAATTGCACCTTGTAATGCAATAAATTGAGTCAGGTCATATGGAAGACCTAAAAATACGTCATTGCTTCTCATGTTTGTTCTAGCAATTAACTTATTGTCTCTGATGAAGTACTGTAGGTTTAATGTACAAGGAACATCTTTTACATCAACATTTAGATCTTTATTTGAGTCAAATATAGTCAAAACTGCTTGTCTTGTAGAGTAATCTTTCTTTAATTGATCTACAACCTTATTGAGATTACCGTGAATGCGTGGACCATAAGCACCATGAAGTATTCCATTATCCATGTACTTTCCAAACACTTGACTGATATCTGTCATTGCTTCTGGATCAGTAACTTGTCCAACAAGTTGTAATGCTTCTTTAATACCAATATTATGGTTAAGTTTACGGTTTTCCATAGATACAGGTATGTTCCATGGCTTTTCAACTTGTAAAGTGACGTTAAGTAGTTCTCTAGTGACCATACCACGAGGAGATATTGCTTCACCATGCTCAATTACATATTGGGTTGCTAACTCTAAAGCTTCGCTTGGATTTTCTGTAATTATATGCATTACCTGACCACCTCACTATGGATTATTGTTTTGTCTAAATATTTTACTTGTCTAAAAGCTTCTACAAATAAAGATCTTGAGTGTAGAACAAAATCGATCTCTAGTTCTTCACCTCGTCTTAACAATTCTTCAGCTATCGCATCTTCTGATCTTGTTAATAGGATTAACCTAGCTCCTAGTTTAGCAAGTTCCCAATTGCAATAATCAAATGTTGTTTCATCAAACAATGATACTCTTCCATAGATCTTTGGCCATACAACTTCACCTAAATGCCATCGATCTAATACCATGTTGTTAGAAGTTAACGGTCTAATGTATTCATCGGACCATAACCTTGTTCTAGGTTGTTGAGCATGTAAATATTGTGCATTGTATCGTTCAGTTAACTTTTGAGCGTAAGTTGTTTTACCTGTTCCATCAGAACCTTCGATAATTGTAATCATCTAACCTCACCCCATTCTCTGAAACTATCAACTTGTGAATGGTCCATTATAACTGGTTTTACGTCACCTGCCACATTCCACAATAAAGTTGAAGGTGTTTTAGGAGCAGATGTTTTGTCCAACATAAATCTTTCTAGACCTTTGCAATCATATGTTGGTGCGGAGTTAATTTCCTCATTGATTTCGTCCGCATAGTCAGCTTTTTCTCTGAAAGCTTTATGGTAAGTTGTAACGTCAGCTCTTCCGATCTCTCCTGGATGTAGGTTTCTTGCAACTGCAATTCCGTGGAAGGTTGCATTTGGCCAAGCAATTTGGAGAGTTCTTGTGAGAACTCCTGTACTAATAACTGATACAACATCTTTTGGTTCATCTCGATCTCCCCATTGTTGGATTGTAGATTTGACTCCAGCTGCAACAACTAGGGGATGATCTAAACCAAATGGCACAAATTGTGCATTATTTTGTTCTGCCCAATCTTTGGCATACTTGTTGAGAACTGGCATTGCTGCAATTCTTCGAAAGATTGGATTTGCTCCTCTTTCAATGCAGACTAATTGATGGTCGCTGACCACTTTTGAGGAAGGCATAAACAATGTTAACTTTTTGTTATATTTCTTTGCAAGAGCAGCTAATGAAACTCCTGCCCAACCGACTCTTGGTTGTACATAAACTAAATGATCTGATTCCATTGTTTTGACCAATAGATCTCCCCATCGACCTTTTGTGCCAACTCCAGTCACAGAATCATCCCAAATTGTTGCTCCATGAAATGTACCTATATTTGGCGCTTGTGTTTCATCAGTCCAATCACCAGCAAGATCTAACCACTGATCTCTATGCCGATGTGAATACTTACTTGACGAATCTGTCGTTATCTTAAACATTGTAGGCCTCCAAATGTTTGTTGTAAGTCCAATGTTTTGTGTGATGAGGTATAAGTGATTTGTTTGTTACTTGCCATGGTTTAAGATGTTCATAACCTTTTGGCACATAGCATTCAACATATCGGACATAGTCACAAGCAACATCTTCTAGGCTCAAACCTTTTCCTAGATTTCTTTCATGGTCACGAGAATCGTACGGTGATCTGAATTCATCACAAATGCGATCCATTGCAGCATCTAGAAAGTCTTTTTGTTTATAACCTTCATTCTTAAAAATTAAATTCAATGCTTGAATAGCATTAGAACCATAGTTAACCCTGCTCCATGGATCTATTAAATCAGGAAAATACTGAGCAACGTCCATTACAAATGCAGTCATAACGAAATGAAAGCATTTTAGACCTTGAGCTTTGTGCCATTCATTTATCCAATCTACTCCATCTCGTATTGACATGGACAAAGGATTGTAACTTAAATGAGTATAAAAATCTTTTACTAGATGAGGCATATACTCTGCTATATAGAGCTGAGATCCACGAGGATATTGCTCATTTGGCTTTGGAAACTGTGGTATCTGATTACCAATACTAGTAAATATTGGTCTACCAGACTTCATTTGACTCAATACAAAGTTTCGCATGTGAATCATGTTATCAGCTTCTAATGCCATATCAGAAAGAATGCTATTCCTAAATCCATGGTCATATGAAAATGAAGCACCTGAACCAGTTACCCGGTGAATCATAAATAAAAACATCCAGTCCATTGGATGTAACTTGTAACTATCAAAGCGCTTATCGATTTGCCATTTTTTAGGATTGTTACTGCCATACCAAATCTGCTGGATAGCATTACTAAATCCAGCAAACTCACGATCTACCGTGTCATAGATTGTAATGTGATGTTGCAACGGATCATCTACGTGAAGATCTTCAGATGTATCACGACCGTTTTCACTAGCAATGTTAATTGTTTGCAAAACAACAGCCTTCTCGTAATACTTCTTAAAGTCTTCCCAATAAATAGTTTCAGTTATTTTAGACATCTAATAACTTCCCTGGATATACTTCAGGAGAAAAGTTTTCATAGTTATTAACTAAATCCCATTCATAGAACTCAGGAGATAAATGGACAGACCCAGGTTTTTCCATATAAGTTTTAGCATAATCTTCTGGATCTATCATGTACCAATTTGTTGGCCATTGATGAACATTCTCAAATTGGTATTTCATCTCATTAGTGATAATGCCCATGAGTCTGTCTCTTGATGGCCAAGATCCATAAAATGGTGTGCCTTTGTAAAATCCAGTTTTAGGTATTTTTCTTTCTTCGTGCTCAATCGGGTATGGAGCAGTTACCTCAAAAGTTCCTATTTTACCGCTTTGTTGTAACCACTCAAGTTGAATCTTAAGTGTTGTGACTAGTTTTCTAGCTGATCCTTCTGGATCTAATTGGCGGCATAAATGATGACGAATGTCAACGTTGCCCGCATAAATAACTAAATGAGGTATAAAATAGTCAGGCAAATATGAACTAACTCCTCGTTCAGTTAATCCATGAAGTGTCAAACCATCATGACGATAGACAACGGTGTTTGCTCTGTATCTAGAAATTGAATGAGAGTCACCAATAACCACTCGCTGAATATCTAAAACTAGATCTTCATGCTTAATAACTTCACATTTCATTAAATCACGAATCTTAGTCCATTCTGATTCTGTAAAATCAAAATCAGTCTTTGCGGCACGGGGACGTAGAATTCTTTCAATATCTCCTACAGGCATATCCAAAGCTTTGATATTTGCAAGATCCATATCTAAAACTCTGGCAATTCTGTCTTTTGTTTCTCTAGTATAACCACCAAATAGATTAAAGACTTCACCTTTGAACTCCATAGGAGTTGATACTAACCATGTGCCTTTTTTGACAAGTTGGTCATTGCCAAAGGCAACTTCAGATTTAGTATTAAAAGCATTATCGACCATGCACTTTTGCATTCTTGGCCATGCAGATCTATGACTAGCAATTCGATCTGTAAATGAGGTAACTACATCATCTAGTATGTATCTCATTCTATGTGCTCGCACGCAATTGGAGTACATAGAACAGCTGCATCATCAAATGCTCGTCCACAGGTTTTGCACTTACCTTGAACTCCATCGTAACCTGTAAGTTGGCGTTTAGCATTTTTATCTGCCTTTTCAAAGTAAAGATCTAGAATGGACTGTTCATTAACACCTGCAACTAAGACTAAATTAGCCCAGAAATGGAGCACATCTATCATTTCGCCTACAAAAGCAGCACGATTAAAATGCCGACTTGTAGCCCATGGTTTCCAACCAGTTTCATTCAATGCTTCATGCAATTCATCTGTTAAAGCCAAGGACATGTCACGAATGTATTGAGCTCGTTGTTCTTCATCAAGAGTAGTAACATCTACTCCATATGACTTAAGTTGTAGTCTTCTTTGATTATCTAAAATCATTTGTAAAGCACTCACGGTTTTACCTCCTGTTTTAATGAAATGTTACATGTTCTTGCTAACTCAGCAATGGCACCCAGATCGTAAATCGTTCCATCTATTAAATCAGAATACATGACAGAAGTAATTCCGTAACTAGCAATTACTTTTATACATTCAGAACATGGATGGTGCGTACAATACATATAGCCATTTTTTGTTTGATCTGGTGTGCAATAACGCAATGCGTTCACCTCTGCGTGTATCACAAAACCACGCCTAGCGTCTCTATCCTCCCACGGAATCGTGACGCCAGGCGCAGCCCCATTGTAGCCGATGCTAATTATGCTTCTATCCCCGCGTAGAACACATGCACCAACTTTTAGATATGGATCTTCACTGCGATAGGAGGCTGCTCTCGCAATCTCCAATCCATATTTGTCCCAAGACATTCGAGTCATGACTCAACAACCGCCAGGTGTTTAATGATAAGAGCAATCTCATCATCAGTTAAGTCACTACTCGAACTTATTTCACGGCTTACTAGGCCGCGTACTGCCGCTAGGATGGCATCCTTCTCCGTGATGCCTTGCGTTCCTAGCAACTCTACTATTTGCTTCAAACCAGGATTTGCACGTTTCATCATGACTTTATCTGGTTTGTTGCGTTCAATTGCAAGTTCTACTTCTTCTTTGCTTGCAATTGCTTTATCGATGCCAATACCTAAAGCGCCAATGGCTCTACCCCAGCAACTTGTTTCAAGGTTCTGTATTTCACTACCTCGAGTGAAGTTAGTTTTACCAGGTAAATATTCTTGAGCAGTACCAACACCAGGTTTCTCATCTTGTGGATTGCGATAAGCATAAGCTCTACCTATTACAATTACTTGATCTCCCACTGTCTGGAACTGCAAATCAGGATCCATTTGCAATGAACCTTCTGGATACTTCTCATAGAATAGTTTAATTCTGTGAGGTACATCTACATAATTTTCAAGACGCTTGTCCATTTAATCCCCCTATTTGTGTCAATAAACTTTCAATGTGTTCTAATCTGTTTGCCAAATCAATAACAGTTAGAAAAGAATCCCATGCTAGATCTGAATCTGTAACCTCATGGAAAGTTGTACCATTAACAGATACATGAACAATGCCTAAACCATCTAGAACAGGCAAAGATTGTTCATTGCCTTCTTCATCAAGATAGAAATCAGCATTTGCGTATGCTGCAATTTGCATTGCCATTTCGCCATAGACTCCAGCGCTGGTTTTCCAATCACAAAGATAAGTCTTACCAGCTAATGGACCATTGCCAAACTTTAGAATTGCATCAAAAGTACCAGCATAACCGTGAACTCTGTTTGCTACAACTTTCTCGGTCAATACAGGAATCACTTCCCATTGATCTAACCATTCTACATAGCCATTGACATATTCAGCAAACTCGCCAGCAACTTCTGCTTCTCCACCATGAATGATAGTTTCAGCAATTGAATGGATCTCTGTTCCTCGTGCTCCAGCTTTGTCTCTTTGATTCCAAGGAATCATTTTTAAGAACTTGACAGCTTCTTCACGTTCACGGTTAATGAGATTAGGAAGATTTGCAAAATTATCATAAACATATTCTGCAACTAGTTTTGCACTCCAATATGGAAGTGCAGGTTTAGGCATACCAGATCCAATAAGAGTAGTAACACCTTTGACAGGTTGGCCATCAAGAACATACTTATGACCACGCTTTGTTTCAATGCGTTCTAGTCCCATGAGCTCTTCAAAGTTCTCTTGGTAAAGAAATTAGCAAGTCCTTTTTCGTTTGCCTCAATTAGTCTTGAGTATCGACTTGCATAATTATTTGAGATAGCAAACTGGTCCCCCGAAGATCTAATACCAATTTCCCATCGTAACTTGTTAATGAGCAAATCAATAGAACAGATATCGTGACCTGCTAATTTCCATTGATAAGCAAGATCAACTAATTGACGATAGATATGTGGATTTTCATGATGAAACTTGTTGAACTGTTCATCAATCGGATCTGCCAATAAAGATAATTGCTTTGGTTCAAACCATTCCCTGGCGGTTTCTGACATTTTATGCCTTTCGTTTTAGTAGAGTTGGTACTAGTTCATTGCATTTTGAGTTGACTGCCCAATGTGTCCAACCGGACCAATGGTATTTTGCATTCAACGCTGCTACAAATCCTACATCTTGGTAGATAGGTTCCCATTGATCTATGGACTTTGATTGCAGGTGTTTCACCAGCTTCTTAGTCTTAGACTTCGGCATTCCATAATCTACTAATCTGTTTGCAACCATAAAAGATAAACCATGTCTCCATTGCTTATCTAAGAATTGCCATCGTCCTCTGGCTGAAGACTCATCTCCTACTGCTTTGTAGTTCCCTCTAGATTCATGATGGCTTACACATTTTGCATAAGCAACTTGATCTTTTGGAACTCTTGCCGCTGCTGTTTTATAGTCCACCGCATTCGCATTTGGTGATACTAATAAAAAGGCTACAGCGATTGCCATGACCTTCAGACATCGTTCCTCTGACGGCGGACAGATACAGCATAAATAAACACAAACATAGTTGCCTCCTAGTCGTTGTGTTAGTTAGCTTTTGGTTCCATTCATCAATGCATCTAATGCATCTTGATAAACGTAACGTAAGTTTGAAGGTGTTTTGTAACCTTCAACTTTTCCAAGATCAACCCAACGTCGTACTGTTCTTGAGTTGCGTCCAATGAGCTTTGCAGCTTGCCCCGTTGTTAGGGACTTTCTATTTTCATTTGTCATGTGCACATCCTAAACTGTCCGTAGTGACCATTCGACCATTGCCGCATGGTGTTTTATCAGCGGACATAAACATAAAAATAAATTATGTTATACAATCCGCATGCGATTAACCGGTTTACCTGGCGGTTCTCCGGTTAATCGTCCAACATACATTCAACCATAGTTCCCCAACAATAACCATCTTCTGTCCACCAAAGATTCATGGACACTTGCCAAATTGCCCATAAACCAATCAAGATGAATATCGCTCTAACTCGTTTGCCACGTTTAGTTAGTTTCATTGCTAGTCTCCTTAGTTTGCTGACAAGAACAGACTTCGACATCATATTCCTCCTGATGAGAGTGATAGATATATCCTTTTCCATAACATAGATTACAAGTCATTAGATTCATCCAAATCCCAGGCAATTTCAGAGTTTATGCATATTGGTACGACACAAACAAATCGCGGCATTCCACTGTATGCTCTACTGGAAACCATGACATCAGATCCACATGCAGCACATTTTAATTTACCAGATCTAATACTCATGATGCGCTCACAAGTTTGTCATGTAATTCGGCACAATTTGTGCAAACTCCAGCAATAAAATGCTCACCATTGTCATATTTGTACCAACGATTTTGCATTTTATTGGTTTCTTTGCCGCACATATGACAAACTTTCATGATTCAGATCCTCTCATAAGTCTGCCCCATACTGCAAGCATTTCAATTTCTGATTCGAAACGTCCGTCAGCTTTTGCGCGGTCAATAATTTCATTGACGCTAGATAGTTCAGGATAATCTGAACGAAGTTTTGCAGCAAACTGAGTTGCCCATTCTTTAGTCAAGTGAGTCATTAGTTCATGTTCCGTTCTACTGAAGCAGCAATTGAAAGTACCAATTTATCTGCCATGTCTTTTTGATATGGAGTCCATCGTGAATAAAACTCAGAATATTCTTCAAGCGAAGAAGATCCTTCAGCATAGTTGTAAACAATTTTTGTAATCATGTGATCTGTTGGAAGTCCAGTACTATTTGTCCAAGCGATCTGAGCTTGTGACAATTTGTCCATAACACGTGGACCTTCTTCAGTACGTTCAAAAGTTCCGTCACGATTTATATCGTAGTCAATTCCATCTTTGAAATATAAACGTGTAACTTTTGTATATGAAGGATTAGCAACTTCAACTCCGTTACCAAAGAATTCTGCTTTACCTTCACGAATTCCACGTAGAACATATTTAATTCTACGATTTACTTCAGCTTCATTTTGCGCATCATTGATGTCGTAGTATTCTCCACCACATCCACAAGCACAACCAGTATCTCCACGATAAGTTTTTTCTACATCGACTAGTGATACTTCAGTTACTACAGTTTTTGTATTTGTACGCATTTTATTCTCCTGGCGGTTAGTATGAGCGGTTGCTCATAGGATCAATATACACTGTTTGTGGACATTTATCCACCATTTGT